GGGCTTTTAGCCCCTCCGCCCCGTGTACTCTGTACACACTTGCTGTTCGCAGCTGTACTGTATATTTTTGCCATCGAGTTCTTCGCTGTAATGGCGTTTTTCATTTGGTATTATTTATGGTATATCTTAGATTTATTTATTAAATTTTCTGCTGATATTTATTAGTGGATCTTCATATTTATATTTCGAAAACCTTTCCGTGTTTGTAATGTTGTCTTTACCTTTTCTTTTAAACATTAATTACTTACACACCGTGCTTCTGCACACCGTCTCACGACACTTTTTAGAATTTGATCAAGCCTTCGGGCTGTTTTTCATTTTCTTATTTTTCACCTTTATGGTGATAAACCCCTTTAATATTTCGTATATAGGATAGGATCGATATACGAAATTTATTGGGCTTATGGTACGACTGCGCCCCTCACAAAAGCAGTCATTTTATTGTGGAGATCTGGGATCTCCACACTTTGTGGTAGCCAAGCCCTGAATTGGTGTAGGTTGTGGTACGGTCACGCCCTAAAAAGTGACCATTTATGGTGATTTATTTCACCACCGGATTAGCATCCATCTGAAATTTATGTGTTGTTGCAATATAGAAAAAATTATTCTTTTTTCAGGTATTGTTTTACATTTAGATTGTGTCGATTGAACGAAGCTCTGGTACTTCTTTATTCTATGAATATTGTAAGGCCGTTGGATGATGTCGGTGGCTATTCATTTAGACCATCTTGACTATCGGAGTGGATAGGGTTGGACCAGCCTAGAGCGTAAGAGTCCTATAAGAGTTTTTACTCGAATTTAACCTCCCCTACTTGACAAGAGGTGACAATGCGTATGCGTTTAGTTTCGACTGAAGAGTTCGTCTCTGCAATTGATTCTCTGGACCTGTCGCGGGCCAGAGAAGAAGGCGTTTCGGATAATAGGAACATTCTTTACGATTAGCGTATTTATCTATTTGGCATTACAAGCCAACGAAACTGGTTTATTTTTAATCTAGTATTGGATCGCATATATTTTTCCCAAAGTAAATAGTTCAAAACAAAACAAAATTTTTTAAGCAAATATGGCAGACAATTTTTTTAGTAGTGTGATGAACGGGATACCGCGACCTGAAGACCTCGATGAAATGCTCGAGGCAAAAGGAATTGATCGAACTGATCTTCCTACATACTGGACAATTTACCCTTGTGGTTTTATTGTTACAGAATTTGATGAGATTTTATTTGAACATTCTTACAGAATTGGTAATTATTACAATTGTGAGTTTGGTCATTTTACTCTCTATGCTGGTGATCGGCTATATGCCGGTAACCTGAAACCTTGGGAGGGAGACCCTTGGATTTTGTACTACAATTCTTTGTATTTCTCCCACACCCAGTTTACTGATATTAAGTGTTTTGTGCCAAATTGCAATTGCGATGAGGCCATGATGCTTGAATTTCAATCAACTGGGAAATACAAAAAGCTGTTGGGACATGATGGTGAAAATCAATTGTGTTCCTTGATAGCTAGTCGTAAGAGAAGACGACAATCTGTTGATCATTTAATGATACTAATCGGAAGATTACATCTTCCTGGTGTGAGAGAGTTTCTCGAGAGAGATGAATTCCCACCAGTAGATGTTCTTCACGAGTCATTTTGCTTAACAAAACGAAATATGAATGTCGAATTTCTCAAAGAAGGCCTTGTAAGCGAGAAGGCCCTGCAGAAATACAATGAATTTCATCGTAAGAAGAAGCAGGAAAAGTTGAAGAAACTTTCGCTTAAAAAGAAACAACGGGATATATCTCGTAAAATTGAACGAGATGCTGAGTTTGCTGAATTAAATGCTGCATATTTTGATTTTTCTCAAAAGAAAATTGCATCCACATACATGAATTTAGAAACTCAATCCTTTAAAGTGGTGAATGATATGTTAGATAATGCAATTGGCAAATTGGGATCTTTGAAATCGATTGGCCCAGCTATAGTGTTTGCCACTCAATTGTATCGTTCCACCGCTTGGGAAGATGTAGTGTTAGCTATAGCAGCATTTAAGTTTGGTGCGCGTGACCTTTTTTCACGCTTCTCGAGTTATTTTGACAAACTGTTTGGCCATTTGAAACATATATTTATTCAGAGTATATCTGGAGGATTTATTAGTCAATCCTGGTCATCTTTCATGATGAGAAGCTTGGACGGACCCATTGCCGGAGTTTGTGCATCTATTATAAGTTTGTGCGCTCTTGCTGGTGTTTTGCCTGAAAAGGCTATGCATCTTTCTAAATTTTGCATTACGACCATGAAACAGCCTCGAAGTATTAGGCAACTCATTACTTACATTTCCACCTTATTGGGTAGATTTGAAAATTTTGGGCACCTTGTTACTAGTGGTGCATCTGTTCGTACTTTGTTATTGGGTAACGTAGAAGTCAATTCTATCTTTAAGGAATATAATTTCCTGAAGAAAGTTTGTGAGAACCCAAGTATGATGTATTCTGGTTTTCCTCAGGCAAACAAATATACCTATGATGAAATAGTTCGTAGGGTTAAAAAACTTTTAGAAGAAGTGGACGCTTATTTTGAATGTAATCCTGGTAATGACCGTATTTCCTCAATGGAAAGTGTTAAACTTGATTTGCAAAATTGGTTCAGTAACCTTAAGGGTATTATAGCCGGACAAGAAAGGCAGTTTCCATTCGTTATTGTTTTACACGGAGCGGCTGGCGTAGGTAAGTCTGGTATTTTAGATTACCTTATGCAGTCTATCTGTAATCTTTATGGTATAGAGTGGAGATCAGATCTTATGTATGATAGGATTAGAGGTACGGAATACTGGGACGGTTACGATCCATATTCCCATCCTTTTATCCACTACTCTGAAGTTGGAAACGAAGCTGTTGGACTTGCTATTAAGAATGGCAGTCCTATCTTGGATGAGATTAATCGTTTGGCTGATTCTCAGCGGTTTATGTGTAATATGGCATTTGAGAAGGGTAAGGTTTATGCAAACCCTAAAGTCATTGTTATTGATACAAATAACCCTGATATGCACATGTCCAAGACTATGTTTTGTACAGATGCAATACAAAGACGTTGTACCTACATTGGTGTTAAGCCATTGGGTAAATATACAGCCGCTGATGGAAAACAAATTGATTTTAAGAAGTCTATGGCTCAATATGAGGCAGCTGGTGATTGTATACTAGATAGATATCGATTTACTGTCACTACCTATATTGGTGAGAAGAAAACAAGGACTTTTAAGAAACTTGCTCTTTTTACCAAGGCTTATATGAAATTATATTTAGCCCATATTGAACGGACTCCCAAAATCAAGGATGTTAATACTATTAATCTTTCGAAGAGCATAGCTGATGAGCTTATTAAACGACCTATTATAGATGAAAATTGTGAAATTAATAATAGTGTTGTAAGCGAGGCTCTCGGCCATGGGGCTCCATGTGAGGAGAAGAAAGATTATGATGACGTTCTGTTACCTCACATTCGTCCTGCGGATGTCATTGATCTCGAGCGTCATGCTCAAAGACGTTTACGCAATGACGATTTGCGATTTATTTCTAAATTGTCCACACTCGTAAATGTTCCTGTCAAGGAATTGGGTGGTATGATAATTGATAAATTTCGCAAGAACACCAAACATGAAGCCATTGATTTTGATTTGGACAATGCTTATGCTGAAATTTTGGATGGCAGTGCTATTGACGAAATGTTTGGTGATTTGAAGAAATTTGATTCCGATCATATCATTAATCAATTGCGAGAAGAGAAAAATCAAGATGCATTTGTTTATAATCAACCGAATGATTCTTTTATTGATGAATTAGTTCATAGCACTGAAATACCATTAAAAGATAATGAATTTGATTTCATGGATGATTGGGGGGATAAAATGCCCGACGAAACTTCTAGATTGATAGAAGATTTAGAAGTTAAAGACGGGACAAACCTTTCTACTCAATCTAGAGATTATATTAGTATTTCCCATGAAGAGGAGAAAGGGAACATATCTGAAGACGAGAAGGTAGATAGGTTCGAACAAGATGTTGAACAACTTCCCCGCAGTCAAAGGATTCAAAGGGATGTTGAAGAAGAGAAGATTAATCTTGAGTGGTTACCTCCAAATAATGTTGGAGTTTATGTTCCTCCTCGTACGTGGTGGGATGTATATTTTTGGTTTCTTCATAGATTGCCAAATATTTTCACTCTTGTTTGTGTAGCTATATCTATTATATTTCGGCTTAAGTTACCTTTCAGCATAAAAATATTTTTCTTGATATGTTTGGCATTTCTTGGTTTTACCATAACCGCTTTGAATTTCATACCTTTTGTCATTGCTATGGTTTTAACCTATTTTCATGACGTTAGGTTTGGTACTTTTAAGTTACGTAAGTTTCTGACCAATCCAATACAACATGCTAATTTTGTGGCTGTTCGTAGCTGGGTTATGTGGTTTGGAGATGGTAAGTGGTTGAGAAAATATTATTACGGCACGGCTTTTGTTGCTGCTGTTTTAATGTTAAAGACTTTTTACAGTCTTCTTAAGAAACCTTTTGAATATACCAAGGGAGAAACACAATCCGTTTATTTCACTAATACTATAGATGAAATGAACGAGATTAAAGATTTCACAACTCGGTTGCCGTCAAAAGACGGAGCTAGTTGGAACAATCTTACTAATATGTACCTAGGAACCTTTTCTGGAAACTTTGATACTTTTAGAAAGTGTGTTTTTGCCAATATTGTACAAATAAGATGTGTTGAAACTGAACGGAGCCAATTTGGCTTGCTTACGGGTGGAGGGTATTTTATTTTCAATAAGCATATTGCAGAAGATCTTAACACGTTTACTTTAGAATTCTTCAAGAACGACAAAGTACATGGAACCCGTAAGTTTGTAATCGGTGAAGGTTGTGTTGAAATAGCTTATGATTTATGTATGATACAATATACTCGATCCAGTAAACATCTTTTGAATAAAGGGCACTTTGCAAAGAGTGTTTTTAAGAAGGGGTTTAAGGGCAATTTTAACGGACACGATGTTAAGGTTCGGTACACTGTTGCCAGTGAGAATGCCAAAATAGATGAGATTCCTTTTGGACAAAAGGTTGAAATGTATGGAATTGATTATAATACCATTGGTGGCCAATGTGGGTTGCCGCTCTGTTTGAGCGACGGTAACAAGGCCCTTATCGTTGGTATACATTTCGCTGGTTCAGACGGAAAAGGCTATTCTTTGCCTATTACGGAAGACATCCTTAAGAAAGGAATCAAAATGTTAGATTCTCGCCTAATGGAGTTGTCATCTCAATCTTTCTCTGTTGAGGGAAAATTGCCAGGTAGGAAATCCTTAGTCTATTATGAGGACATTAGTGGACTCACTTATTTTGGTTCTGATGGAAACAAGGTTTTGATTAATAACAAATCCGCTATCGTTAGAACTAAGTTTTCAGAAGAAATTGTTGAGGTGCTGTCCGATTACCTGCCGGCTAAGGATGAAGTGTATGTTCCTGCGCTTATGAAACCTATGGTAACTAAGTCAGGAGAATATATATCTCCTTGGAACATTGGTATTAGGAAGATAAACCACGGTGACATTATGTTAGACAGTAAGAAAGTTGATAAGTGCATTGAGCTGGTTACTGATCGAATTATTTCCGAATTCGTAAAAAATGGAGTTAAAGATTTGAGTCCTATACCTGTAGAAAATGCAATTAATGGCACTCCTGTTGATTTACGTGAATCGGATTAATGCCTCTACGAGCCCTGGATATGGTTATGTTGGGAAGAAGAGTGATTATCTTCCTTATTTTGATGAAAAGGATGCTATTAGGCAACCTAATGAGGAGATTCAACAAGATATGGAAGAAATGATTTCTACTTACCTGAATGGTGACATGGCTCATCCCCAATACAAGGCTGCACTTAAAGATGAAGTTCGTTTATTGGAGAAAGCTCTTGCTGGAAAAACTAGGTTGTTTTATATGTCGAATTTATCTCACTTGATTGTGAGTAAAATTTTTTTAACCAAGTTTTTTACGCACATAGTTGCTTACGGCGAATCAGTCTGCACTGTGGTTGGTATAGACATGCATCGAGGAGCTGAACGATTAAAAAATTTGATCAATCCTGACGGAACTGTTACTGATTTTCTCGAAGGTGATTGGGGTGGTTTTGATGTCAAGACACCTGCTGTCATATCTCACATTTGTGCATCTATTATATATAGAGTGCATGAAAAATTCGGAGCAACCAAACAACACTTGGAAATCTTGCGAGGCCTGTTGTCAGACGATGTGTTTCCTATTATTAATATATTAGGTGACATGTTTGAAACGGCTGGACTTACTCCTTCTGGAAAGGATAGAACTGCTGAGTTTAACGGTTTGAAGAACTTAGTTTTGTTTATGCTTGCTTGGTTGGATTCGGAATATTGCGATCTGGATTTCTTTAAACACTTGTTTCCTATTACTTATGGAGACGATGTGGTTGTAGGAAATAAGGATTGTCCGAATTTCGACAATTTATATATGGCCAAATTTGCTGAAACTATTGGTATGGAATATACTAGTGCAAGTAAAGACGGTACATTAACTCCATTCGTGGATTTTGACAAACTATCTTTTTTAAAACGTAAGTTAGTCACCCTACGTAATGGAAAAATGTTAGCTCCTATTAACCATAACACAATATATAAGGCACTTCAATGGACTATGCCAAGTGAATTTTTATTATCTTCGGATCAAGTTCACTCTGCTCTCAGTTCCATGATGTACGAAATATTTTGTTATATGCCAGAAGATGAAGAAAAATATTTAGAAATGGTAAATAGAGTTAAGACTTTGTATGAGGAAAAATACTTAGTCGAATGTGGTTCCCTACCCACCTTTTTGGATTGTTCAAATAGAATGTGGGGAAATCGTGCACAGGATGTGGTTACGGAAGAATTGCCCTTTGAAGTGGGGTCGTTTTTTACGCAATCTTATGCACTTAACCAGGGATTTTTATCCCTTACTTCAACGTCGAACGGCTATGATACCGTAAACCGTGTCGACGATAAACCACAATGGTATGCTGAAGAAAAATATGAAGATCTCGACTTACAAGATCTAAAACTTGGTGAGTTATATGGGTTAGCAAAATCTCTGCGTAATCCATCTTTGCCCATTAAAATGCGCAGAAGAATGCGAAAGAAAGTATCGACTCTTATAGAGAAGCTTGAAGCAGAAAACCTCGATATGAAATTTTCTTTTCAATCTGCGGAATCTGATGCTTTGGGTGAAGTAAAGATGATGAGTACAAATGAGAACTTAATTGAAACAATTCGTGATGAGATTAAGGTTCCAGAAGGCAATATATTTAATCTTATTGAGTCCACTCATTTGACCAATGATGATATATTTGCACGACCAGTTACTATTTACAACTCTAATATTTCAGATACGTTGCAAGTATTTAATATATGGTCCGATTATTTCTCCGACCCTACTGTTAGATCTCGTTTACGAAATTTTGCATTTTTTAGTTGTTCTTATTTGGAAGTTACTATTACTACATCAGGAACACCTTCTGATAGAGGAATTCTCTTGCTCTCATACCAGCCACTTGCTTTGGAAAATGCAGCCCTTACCGCTATTGAGACTAATTTTTCCACTTATGGTGTTAGGTATATGTTATGGGCGTATCTTAGTCAGTCTAAACAATGTGCGTATCTCGATGTCAAGTCAAATAACACTGTTGTTATGAAGTTACCCTTTATTTGTCCTAAGCCTATGGTCAGGCTTTACAATGAAAGTTCTAGTGACTTGTCCAGTGCTACTGATTTCTCAGATATAGATGATTTGGGAGACTTATATATGGCACCATTGCTTAATGTGTCTTCTGCTGCTGGTACTACTAATGCTTCTGTTCATATTAGAGCTCGTGTAGTTGGCGCAAAGTTGGCAGGCTTGACAGCCACACGTATTGACATTGCAACCCAGTCAGAGCTGCGACGAGGACCTGTTGAGATGGTCAGTAGTGCTGTTGCAGCAATGTCGGGAGTTTTGGTTAATCATCCAGTCATTGGATCCTATGCAAAAGCTTCTCAGATGGTGTTCTCTTCTATTTCATCACTCTCTGCGCATCTTGGTTGGAGCAAACCTGTCTTAGACGAGTTAGTCCATACGGTAATCCCTAGTCAAGGTGAAAATGAAAGTCTCGGTATCGGAAATTCTGCTGCCAAGCGTATTGTACTTGATCCACTTCAGGAGGTTTCTGTTGATATGCGTGTTTGTGGTGACAATGATGATGATATGGTAATTTCATCTATAGCAGATAGATGGAGTTATCTAGAGGCTTTTGATTGGTCGCCGTCAAATGCTCCTATGTCACTTATTCATTTCCAAGCTGTCACCCCTCAACAAATGCCGTATACGACTGACGTTTCTGTAAATGTGTATCAACCTACTGCATGTGCATTTGCTGTAATGCCATTTTCATATTGGCGGGGAGATGTACATTTTCGGTTTATGGCTGAAACGTGTGCTTATGATAGAGGAAAGCTTGGATTCTTTTATGAACCGAATATATATCAGATTAGTAATATTATTGCTAACCTGAGCACGAATAAGAATCCAATTGCAGTACTTGATCTCTCTACGGACAGTTCTATAGATATTTGTGTCAAATGGTCACGCGATAATTTTTGGTTAGATGTTTCACCTCCTGGTGATTTAATCTCGTTGGAAAGTCTTGCTATACCAGAATCTTGTAATGGTGTACTTTTGGTTGCCCCAATTACAGAGCTACAATCCCCAGATTTAGCTACAATATCGGTACATGTATTGACCAAATGTGCCAATTTGAGAGTCCAAGGACCTACGTCTGACAACTTGCCTCTTGAAAGATTTTTTAATCAATCAGGAACTTTTACGTCGGTTACATGTATCGAAATTAATGAAGAGACATGTCCTGGTGACCCAGCATCTCAATTGATGTTTGGAGAGGAACCTATTTCCTTTCGTACCTTGCTGAAGAGGTACAACACTGTATTCTGGGATACAGTATCAACAACTTCAGCGGCCCGCTTAGCTACTAGCACTATGCCTATGTATCCTTTTCCTAATCCTAATTTTGGAGATACGGTCGATGGATATCCCACTTTGTTTGGATATCTTCGGTTCGCCTATCTCGGTATGAAAGGAGGGACTAGGTACATTACACAGTATAGTAACAGTACACAGAGCGGATTTATGGCTAGGGCTTGGGCCCATCCTTCCCTTGGTTATTTGAGATCCTCGCTGGCGGAAAGTACAGACTTTCCTATTTACCAGCTTGAAGGAACCATCACCACGGGAATTAGCCTGAACCCCAATTTGGAATTTGAAGTTCCTTACTCATATAATGGATTGTTTTTGTTGTCTTTTAACGAAAGTCCTTATGGAGTGACGAATACACTTTTTAAAGCGGGGGGTAGATTGTCTATTGAGACATCAGTTGAACTTTTTGGAGAAACTGAGGTCAGATATGGAGAGCACTTTTCTACCGCAGAGGATTTTACTTTTATGCGCTTTACTGGCGCGCCTCTGTTTTCTGACTCTGCCGAGTGAACGGCTTAATATAAATGTAGTGCTCAC